GTCAATTCCTATCATGGAAGAGAGGGGGTAAAACCTCTTGATTCCATCACGGACAAGGCGAAAGACAGCTTGCTGCATAAATTGCATGCAAGCAGGTTCGATCGCAATAATCCGGGGTGACTTGAGCGTCTTAGGCACTGTGATAACCCTAACAGGTATCTCAGCGCCGGGTTCGAGGATGTCAAAACTGGGTCCCCGGACATTATAACAATGTGCGGTAGCCGACTCGCCGAAAAGGCGAGGAGAGCTTGAAGAGCCATTAAAATGGCCATTCGGAACCAGATAGTCTTCAGCCGGAAAAACAGACTGAAGACGGGAGGTCCAGGTACGTAGATTGTATTTACCATTACTGGTAAGGCGATCTGCGACAGTGCCTGGGCCGTGCTTGGGGATGAGAAGGTTGAAGGATAGAGTATTCTCCATCCAATCAAACATCTCTCCGTAAAGCACCTCTGACATTCTGGTAAAATTCTTCAGAAATGAAGGATCCAGAATAGTATCAGAGAACTTGACATCCTGCTCACATTGGACATACTCAGATATCGCTAGCCTCTCGCGTCCAGGTGTAACAACCTGACGAGGATTACCATCGCTGGAATCCTCCGGGAGGGCTATCTTGCTAAACATCAGCGTAAGCTGACGTATAGCGAAGATTGCTTCGATATCCGGGTCATCCAATAGTGCGCCACTACAAGGGTTGAACACACGACTGTAGAAACCTTGCAGAAATGCAGGGAGCCTACTCTGACCACCGGCGCGTTTAAACGCAGGTGAATCGGAAGAGTCGACAAAACCTTGGTCTAGCCCCTTTTGGGTAGCTTTTCCAAGGTCCGCCAGGGTTATCGCAAGAAACGATAGCCCCTCGTGTTCAACTCGATCCGAGACGGTTTTTACGTCTCGGATGGCGCTAGTGCAACATCGTACGGCCATTTCGTTAGCCGTACATGACCAGAGTGACATCAGGCTTTTCATGACACCTCCTTTATCGGGGGGTTGTCATCCATAGCTGACGTCGTTACGCTCTGATGACTCTCACATACAGAGGTGCATTGGGAATTACACAGTACAAAAGTACCATGTACCCCATGCACTTAAAGTGGAAGTCATCGGAACTCACTAGGCTAGATTCCTTAGCAAGCATGGATAGCTGCAAGGAATGCCTCACTTGCCAGGTAGACAGCATTGACACCCGCGACAGCAATTACGAGAAATTTCCTCGTGAAAGTCGTACGCGGATCGTGATCAATACTGCGTCTTCCAGGAGACCGAAGTCTTCTAGAAGATGAACGTGGGTCTCTTTGGGGTCCGCGGCCTCTTTCGAGGTCACGTCCTCCAGACTCACTACTATCTGACGACACGGTGAGAGCAGCTCAAAGGTATGCA